CATTGAGTTCATTCATGAAAGAACTTGATCATCTTATCGTTCATGATTTAGAAGTTAAGTCTCTTATCCGTGCAAGGATTAATTTGTATACTAATATTGGTAAACTATTAGAACATGACTATCATCAGGATTTTAAATACCCACATAAAACAGCTGTTTTATATTTTAATACCTGTGATGGATATACTGGATTTCGTGATAGTAAAGTAGAGAGTGTGGAAAATAGAGTTGTTCTTTTTGATGGATCAAATGAACATTATAGTACTACATGTACCGATCAAAAAGTTAGAGTTGTATTATCGGTAAGTTACTTCTGATAAATACTATGAGTCACACATCTATTTGAAGTAATGCCTACACGCATTAAACCAAAAAGAAGTACCACGCAAGGTCAGATCCCAGGTCTTATCGATCTGGAAGATGGCGAGATGGCTATTAATATAGTTGACCAGAAAATCTACATCCGATCAGGAAACAATGTAGAAACTGTTGCTCAAGCAGCAACTGGTGCTACTCCTGTTTATACCGATCTTACTGGTCCGATCACAACACAGTTAGTTGTGAATAAAAGGTATCTTGCCAACACAACTGCTGGTTCTATCAATGCAACAATGCCCGTGGTCAACCTGTCTATTGGTGACAGTATTGAGATCGCTGATGGCGCACAAAATTGGAATATAAATAATGTTATATTGAGCTCATCCGCGCATCAATTTAAAGATGCGATTGGAAATATTGATGATGGTCCCGTAAACTTAGATGTTTCGGGAGTGACTGTTATGTTTTTATGGACTGGTAGTTATTGGAGAATCATTAGCTAATGGCTTTAACTTTAAGTAATGCTCATTTCCAACCTAAGGATTCGACCGGTTACTATGTCTATGCTCTGAGAAGAGATGCTGATGATATGCTTTACTTTAGTAAGGTAAGCACTGCATCTACGACTGAATCACTTGATCCCCATCGTTTAGATGGTACGCAGGTTGAAGAATTCGGTGACTACAACGATTATGTTGAAGAAACCACTGAACAAAAGGCACTTGCCAATAACCCGCAAGATAAATATCAACAGATACGCTTTGATAGGCGAAACCTTTTTTATTACCTAGACACTGACGGATACATCGTCCTTCAGGTCAACGGAACCCACTCATACTCTGAACCTGTTTAACGAGAATCTACAATGGCAGAATTTAGACTAGGTAGACTGAAATTTAACTGGCGTGGTGCCTGGACAGCTTCTACCGCATTCATTATTGATGACATCGTTAGATACGGTGCCAGCTCTTATGTCTGTACTACCAACCACACATCGGACGCAAGTGCTACTGGCTTCCCTAACGATAGTGCCAACTGGGACCTCCATACAGAGGGTCAGAACTTTGCTGGCGAGTGGACAGTTGGTACTGGATATGTTGTAAACGATATCGTCAAGGAAGGCGGTAATCAATATATCTGTACGGCACAACATGTGTCAGTTGGTGTACAAAGCAACTGGTACAGTTCTGATTTCCCAGCATACTGGGATCTCTATGCTGAGGGACTGAACTTCCGAGGTGCTTTCACAACCGCTACTTATTATGGCATCAATGATGTTGTTAAGTATGGTGGACAAGAGTATCGTACAACTGTTCCCTTCCAAGTCGCTAGCGACTTTACAATGCAGGGGGTTTCTACTAGTTACCATGATCCTACTGGAGTAGGTTCGGATGGTTTCTATCCTCCAGCATCTAATTTCACAGACTTTAACAAAGCCTTCACTAATGAAGGTCTCTACGATGCAAATACCCGCTATGAAAGGGGGGATATTGTAGAGTATATCGGTGCATCTTATGTTGCTATCGGTACTAACCCTAAAGGTTCTCAACCTAACGAAAATGCTGCTGACTGGTCAGTTCTTGTTGGTGGTATTGGTACTGGAGCAGGTTCTACCTATGATCCTGGTCAAATCTATGCTCGTGGTGAGATTGTAACCCTTGGTGGTAACACTTATATCGCTGACCAAGTTAAGATTATTGGAGATAACCGACCTGTCGGTACTGCTATTACTACCGTTGATACTGGTACTAATGGTTGGTCTCTGTTGACCAGAGGATTTAACTGGAGAAGTACCTGGAGTGGTTCTGGTGTATACGAGATCGGTGATGTTGCCGAGTATTCATCCTCTGCTTACATCTCGGTAGCTTCATCGAACATTAATGTTCAACCTGGTACTGCTGTTACCATGTGGGCAGCGTTCGCTATCGGTGATAGCGCAGCACTGCTGACAACCAAAGGTGACTTGCTTACTAGAGATGGTACTGGTCCTACGAGACAGGGTATTGGTACGCAAGGTACATATCTAAGAGTCTCTTCTAGCGATGAGATTGAGTGGCAGTATCCCGGTCTTCGTACCAAGGTATACTATGTTGATGCACAGCAGGGTAATAACGATAATACAGGTCTTACCCCAGACAATGCTTGGGCCAATATTGCTTATGCTTCCACTGCTGGTCAGATTAGAAGAGATGTTAGCAACTTTGTTTATGATGAAACTAGTGGTATTGCAACAATTACTGCTGCTTCTCATGGTTTGTTCCCTCAGGGTCAGGTTAAACTACAGGGTATTGGATTCACTTGTGCCGTAGCTCATGCTGGTATTACAACTACTATCTTCCCCGATGGTACACAAGGATTCTTCTTCAAAGTTGACTCTGTAGTTGACTCCAATACTTTCTCTACCAATGTTGGCATCTCTACGATTGCTCATACTTATGTGAGTGGTGGTGAGGTTACTGATGTATCTCCTATCATTCTTAAGTTGTCTGCTGGTGTATTCAGTGAGCAACTTCCTATTACTCTACCTAAGAACTTCTCCATTGCTGGTGATGTTCTGAGAGGTACGACTGTTCAACCAGCTTCTGGTGTTTCTACTGACGGTCTTGTTCCTAATAGTCGTCAGACGATGTTCTTCGTCTCTGACTCTACTACGGTTCAGGCGATCACAATGCGTGGTCTGCAAGGATTTGATTATGATACTAATGATCCTTTCAATACTGATAAGTGGCAGAATAAAGTTGGTGTAGGTACTACAACTTGCGGTGTTTACTTCAGACTTAATCCTGATACTCCTATTCTTGAGCGTTCACCTTACATTAAAGATTGTACCGCATTCTCTAATGTATGTACTGATGGTACTGGTCATGGTGGTGCTATCGGTATCTTTATTGAGGGTGGTGTTCACGAAGCCAGGCAAGCACGAGAAGGTAGAGGTGGTAAATCGATGGTCTTCGATGCCTTTACCAACATTCACTCCGGTGGTGTAGGTTTCTGGCTTGAAGACGATGCTCTTGCTGAGATTGTTTCTTCCTTCACTTATTACTGTGCTTTCGGTTATGTTTCTGATGATGGATCTGAAATCAGATCTCTCTCAGGTAACAACTCCTACGGTACATACGGTGCATTGGCTGTTGGATTCTCTACACTAGAAGCTGCTCGTGCTGGTCGCCTCTTTGGTGACAAGATGTCTACCCAAGTTGGTACTTCTGCTGGTACTATCGCCGTTGGCGCTACCATGAGTGGTACTGTATCAGGAGCTCGTGCTACTGTAACAAACAATCAGATCTCTGGTGATCAACTGTACTTTAAGTATGCTACTGGATTTGGTAACCCTGATGGTGCTAACGGTGCTGTTGGTGTTGGTACTACTGTCTTCACACCTGGTGAGTTCATTGAATTCACTAGGGTTGGTGCTGGCGCTACAGGATATGTTAAGATTGCATCTGCATCTAACGCCGTTACCGGACAGAAAGATGGACTATTTGAGGTAGTCGGACTAAGCACAACACCACTTGTTGGTGATGCGATTGGGTTCACTACAGTTGGAATGGGATTCTCCGATTCAATTAGTTATATTATCAGAACAGTTTCTGCATATGACTTTGCATCTGGTCGTGCAACGATCAACATCGCACCAGTTAAAGGAGCTGCTCCTGCTTCGTTCGATGATCAAGAGTTCTTGATGAGATCTAAGTTCTCCAAGGTTCGTCTCACGGGTCATGACTTCCTGCTAATTGGTACAGGTAACACTACACAAACCAACTATCCTAATGTTGATGAGAACACTGCTGCTCAGGGTAACGAGACAACTGTACTGAACACTGGTAAGATCTTCTTCGTCTCTACTGACCAAGGTGGTAACTTCAGAGTTGGTGAATACTTCTCTGTTAACCAGTTGACTGGTGCTGCTACCTTGGATGCTTCCGCATTCAACCTGTCAGGTCTTTCTGAACTGAGACTGGGTGCCATTGGTGGTCAGATTGGTGAAGCAGTCAGTGAATTCTCCTCAGATGAATTCATGTCTGGCGACTCTAACAGTGCATGTCCTACTGAGAAAGCAGTTCGTGGCTTCCTCACTCGCGGTAAGATGGATACCACTTCTGGTATTCTTGTTCCACCTCGTGGCAATCAAGCCTCTCGTCCAACTGGTGTTGATCTACTCGAAGGTGGTCTCCGCTACGATACCGATGCTGATGGATTTGAATTCTATAACGGTGCTGGTTGGTTGCCTCTAGGTGCTTACGCTAATGTAGATGTCAGTGCTGATGGAACCACATTGGCAAACAGACAGCAAGCCTGGTGTAATACTAGTGGCGGTGCATTCACTGTTACTTTACCTGGATCTCCTGTTAAGGGTGATACTGTTAGAATCTTTGATGTCGCCAAGACATTTGATTCCAATAGTCTTACGATTGGTAGAGGGGGTAACCCAATTATGGGTGACGCTGCTGACTTGGTTGTATCTACTGAAGGTGCTGCTTTTGAACTGGTCTTCTATGATGGATCACAAGGATGGAGAATCATCACTATCTGATTTGTACCTCAGGGGAGAGCAATCTCCCTTCTTTT